TACTGGTTGCCTTAGTAGTCAGTCCCCAACCTATGTAGGTGGTAGGGTCAAAGACCATCTCTGGAACTAACTTGAACCAGGTATTAGTATCCCAGTCCTGATAGGCCTTGGAGTAGGCCTGCCAAGGGCTCTCACCTAGCTCACGATACTGTTGGTAAAGTTCTTCCAGTTCGGCAGCATCAGAGTCCTTGCGCAGTCGAGGGAAGTTGGTGATAGCCCAGGCAGCTAATGGTCTGGGCAGGATGTTGAAGTACTTCTCTAGCAACTCGAAGGTAGCAAGTGCGGGCTGGACGAGGAGCATCTTAGTCCAGTCCCAGGTGGAGAGCTCAGGGTCAGTGGCATTGACTATACCTTCTCGCAGAAGAGAGTAGAAGGCTGACTGCTCTACATAGGCATTCTTGAGCTCCTGGGCCTCCACCCTGAGTAGATTAAGTTCGTGTTGAGTCTCCTCATCGAACTCAAGGTCGGTCATAATACTGCGGACATCGGCAGTAGTCATGCCAGTAGGAAGGGCAGGAGCCTGAGGGACTATGTACTTGAGGAGTTCATCAACAGCAAGTTGATGCACTGCCTTAAGCTCTAGCTTCGGCTCTGCTAGGATAGCATTGTAGAGGTTGGTACGAGCTTCGTCAGTGGTACCAGTAAACTCAGCTGGTAAGCGAGGAATGATGCTGCTGACTCGGTCATAGACTCCTCGCAGCCACTGTTCATCAGTAGAGTTCATCTGGTCGAAGGAGTAGTAGGTCTTGAAGTTCTCATAGCTGCTCAGGCCAAGTAGTGGGTTAGGCAGTACAGAGGGTAGAGAGTTGAGTACATATAGTTGCCAGGCAGAACGGTCTGCGGTGACAGTAGCAGTCACCAGTGCGCTCTCGGCCTGGTTCTTCAGAGTAAGCCGCTCTGTAGCACTAGGAGCTTTAGAGAGCAGAGGCTTGAAGGAGAAGAGTTGGGATAGGAAGTTAGCAGCAGGATTGAAAGCTACCTGGGCAGCCTTCTCATACTGCACCCGAGCGGCCTGGGCAGCCTGGGACTGCTGATAGGCCTGCTGGCGAAGAGACTTTATCTCCGTAGCGTAGCCTGGGTATAGGTCAGTGGGCTCTGGTGGCCCAGGAAGAACAGAAGGAGTCGGCTGCTTGGGCTTCGCACCCTCCGCAAGCAGTTGGCTAGGATTTGGAGGGCGTATCTGGTTGATAGGCACTAGATTAGCTCCTACTGGTACTAGTTAACATAATACCATAGCTGCTATTGCGACTGTCCACAGCGCCTGGGCACAACTTTCCATCTACTGTACCTCCTCCTGCATCCCTGGAGCCAGTGCAGGTTGGCGCGGTAGAGCCTCAGGTCTGTTACCTATCTGCCGAGTAGGAGCAGGTGCAGCAGGCTGGGGAGGTTGCAGTTGTGCTTCTGCCGCCTGTGCAGCCATCTCATAGAGTTTGGCAGCATCAGAATCTCCTTGCTTCTCCAGGTATGCCACCTGCTTCCTAGCATAGATAACATACGCCACCAGTGCGTTGACAGGATTGAGCTCTGCCTGGTCGGCACGGATTCTGGCTCTCTCGAGGAGAGGATTCTTAATGTCTGGGAACAGTTTGCCTATGACGTAGGAGTAGGAGAGTTGAAACTCAGGGTCAAGCATTCTGGCTACAGTTGCCTTCTGGATAAGTTCGCCAGGAATCTCTACGTCATAGTCAGCAGTGACCTTCATCTCCCGAGTAAAGCCTCTGGGCATACTCCAACCGTAAGGCTTAATGCCTCGAGTGCGGATGTCTTCCAGCAGGTCGTTGTCCTCATCCTCATACTTGTTGATGATAGCCTGATGGAAGGGCCGCATAATCTGGTTGGCGGAGGCGGCTATCTGACTCATCACATAGGCAGTCAACTGCCCACTGACGTTGCCAAACATGGCCCAACTGACTCCACCTCTCTGCATCATGGCCTCGAGGTCAAGTTGAGTACTCCTCAGTTCCAGAGGGATAGGAGGAGCGCCTATGAAGTCTACAGAGTCATCAGGCCCCCCGCGAAAGATAGCTCCTCGGCGGAAGACGTCCTCAGGGCGGACTATAGCCTTGCCACTTCTACTCCGCTCAAAGATGCGTGGTTGAGCAGTGTCACGAAGGAGTTGGAGGGAGAATGACCACCACTTATTCCAGGTGCGGTAGATATTCTCATTGGTGGCTACTATGGCCTGGCCTATCTCCTCCTTCCACCGCTCGTTAACTGCTGTACCACCTGCATTGAAGGTCTGGGAGGATAGTCGAGTGCCAACAGATAGAGCACCAGTATCAGGCAGTCCACCAACTGGTGCTACATAGATAGGAATCTTCTTAAACCGAGTATAGTCATACTTGACCAGTCCGTCAGCACCATCTCCCATGACTATGGCGTTACAGACTACAGGATAGAGGACAGTATCATAGTCCACCCACCAGTAGTCATAGCAGACCATAGAGGGAGAGTTGTAGGACGGATACTTCCACCCATTGCGCCTACACATTCTCTTGGCGGCAGGAGAGTCCATCTCGTAGATGTGAGCAACTTCACACAGGCCCATCTCCATATCCCACATAGGATAGACCTGGGCAGGATTCCAAGGCTCTACAAAAGTAGTAGTACCATCGTCACTATTGATAGCAAACTCCGCGTACCAGCCAGTAGCTAGGAGGAAGGCAATGGTAGTACGCTGAAGAGACTGACGAGGGCCAGACTTCCTAAAGCGAGTCTCGTTGGACTGCCAGAGAGTGTCCAGGAAGGTGCTGACAGACTCATTGATACCTGCCATGTCTAGACTAGCAGCATCCAGGTTGGCTATTCTGTGCGGCACCTTAGTGTCTAGCATGTGGAGGACAAGATTGAACATAGACCTGGGGTCGTTGCCAACGAAACTCTCTAGCTTCTCGGTGGCAAGCTCATCTACCATCTGTATCAGTGAGTACCAGCGCTTCATCTTATCATTCCGAGGTTGCCAATACCTCTGCAACTCCTTGCATCTGGCTCTCACCTGTTCTACATTGCGCTCCATAACTATCGCCCCCAACTGTCAGACCAGCCAGCTACTCCAACTAGCCCTCGCTGAACTGGCTGTGCGTCTCGGCAGACTACTGCTATGGCACCTGCATCGTGGTGGTCATCTGCGCCTACGACTATGATACCTGACTTCACTGAGGCATTTCTCCTGATATTCTTGCACTGCGACCAGAAGCGGCTGTCCTGACAGTCAAGATACTCCAGCAGCCTGTTGACCTCAGTAATCATGTAAGGCTTGGTGGAGACATTAGTCTGCCAGCCAATGCTTCTGCTGACCTTGCCAGTACGAACATCCTCCCGCCAGTAGAGGTCAGGATAATCACGCACATGACTCACTAGGTCCAAGTTGTCCTCGGGTGCCAGTACTGCCCCATTGTAGTAGTGGCCAAGGAGTTTGCAGTAGTCTCCCATCTCCGCCTCATCATAGAAGCCAGCAAGAGTGGCGCAGTGCTGAAGGATAGGAGCATGTTCCTGCCCATCCTTATCTCTATAGCCTTCGTAGAAGGTCCAGACTGAGGCTACTGACTCAGAAGTCTTCCCCTTGCCTGGGTCTATACCTATGACATAGCCTCTACCTGACTCCTTATCGTGCCAGATGTCTACAGTTGCAGAGAGACCTTGAGCCGAGACAAGATTGTGTTGGATAGGTGCAGGAATACAGTTACGTATCTTGGTCTCGACTATATCTGAGTTGTAGGCCTGGCCACCAGCAGTGATGAAGCAGGTCTCATCATCCTCAGGGAACTCTTGAGGGAAGATGAAGATTGTCTCTCCACTGCGCCGCATGGAGGCCATTTCAGCCATCTTGTATCTGCGCCAGCGCATCTTGGCCTGGGCAAGAGAGTCGTCACACGCCAACAGCATCTGGATACGCTGCATCAGGATATGCTCTTCAGCAGTGATGTTAGGCAGAGGGTCTAGTGCATCTGCCTCTAGGCAGAAGTCATCATCTGCTAACATCATATACTCTTCATGCAAGTACCAGGGATAGAAGTGGGCCCGATAGACAGACTTGGCTACAGTTGTACCTTCCTTGGCAGCACGGTAAAACTCACAGAAAGGATTGTCCTCACCGTTAGGAGTAGAGACAAACCGAACCTTGGTGCCTACCTTCAGAGGTACTCTCTGCACAGCAGATGCGAATACATCCTCATGGGTGCCAGGAGGCCAGAAGGCATACTCATCCAGGAGCAAGTTATGTATGGCCTCACCTCTGCCTTTAGCATAGCTGCGGGCAGAAAAGATATACATAGAGGAAGAGAAGTTAGTCTTCTTGCTCTCCCAGGATAGTTCAGTAGCAGATTTATGGTCAAGATGAGGAATAGTAGGAATCCGCCTCTCCAGGCTGCGATGGTACTTCTTGGCCTTGAGCAGCAGGCGCTCGGCAGAGAAGTCGTCGTAGGAGATAATGACTGAGACTGTCCCATTGAGAGTAATGTTGTCGAGGTAGAAGTCAGCTACATGAACAGACGTGGCTCCTATCTGCCCAGGCTTGACATAGATGTCTCGGGGAGTAGAAGTCTCAAGCATGTCTCTCTGGATAGATTGGAGTTTGAAAGGTACAAGAGTACGGTCCTTGTTCTCTATCTCTAGTAGCGTCTCCATAGTGAGGATACGGTTAGAGAATAGGACTCGTAGAGCTTGAGCCTGGGAGATTGCAGTAGTCATCTAGCTGCTACCACCTCTAACCTGACTTCTGAGTAGTGCCTTGACCTCCTGCATAACTCCGGTGCTCTCCCTGGTTGCAACAGTGCTCTCTCTAGTGGCGGCAGTTAGGTCTGCTAGTACTTTAGTATTCTCCTCTCGAGTATGCTGGTCAGACTCAATGAACTGAGATAGGCGAGTCTCAGTATCGGACTTATCCTTCCTCAACTGCTCCTCAGTGCTCTTCTTGTCTCTAGCATACATGAAGAAGATGATACCTGCAAGGATAGCAGTAGGGCCACCTGATACTAATCCTTCTATGAGTTGCTGCTCCACTAGCGCCTCCTAGCAGGTCGAACTCTTCCAGGGCTTCTTGGCTCTCGAGTGCGATATCTGGACTGGTGCGCCCGAGTAGCATTTCTTCTAGATGCAGCACGTTGAGCAGGAGTCCTAGACTTCCGAGGCATGAGAGACTCCTTTCTTGACAGTAATAGTGTCGGTCCTAGATAGCTGAACTATCTCAGGATTCTCGGCTATAAAGGCAGCAAAGTCGAAACCCTTGCCAGAATCAGACACTATAGCCTCAAGGATAGAGAGTTGCTGCGGAGAGTACTGGGAGCGCATCTTGAGCAGGTACTCCTGGTCATAGGAGGTCATCTGGACTCTATCGCCGTTCTCATCCTTCTCGAATCCAAGGCTGCGATTCAGGACTCGGTAGTCCTTCTCAAGTGCGAGACGAAAGTTGCGATAGAAGTCGAGCTGAAGATACTCCCTAGATAGCTCCTTGCGGATGTCTGGAATCCTGCGCTCAAGGTCAATGAAGGTGGAGTCGTGACGACAGCCTGAGAGCCAGGGCTTACTCCTCTCTATCATCCGCAGAGCCTCTCTCACTGAGAAGCCTGTAGCGCGGTAGCCAAAGTAGCGCGCCCTTGCATCTGTCCTGTCCCAGGGAATTAGAGTAGAGGCGATAGAAAGTTCGGGAGCATCTAGTACTGGGTCGTTCTCAGGATTCAGCTCTACAGCTACTGGGCCAGTGGGAGTAGTCATGTACCCTCCTGCACGAGTGGAGTATATCATAGCTGGTGAGCCATGTCAAGGAGAAATAAACATTAATCATTAGAGAAGGGTAATTGTTTATGCAAAGTAGCGAGGGCTATTGACATCTATGGCACGGTGAGGTATACTAGGGACACAAGCAATAAGGAGACTACAGTCGATATCTGGATTAGTAGGTGCAGACGGACTGCCAAGTGCAATCACTGCGGGCAGGATATACTGTTGGACGAGCCTGCTGTAAGAGGGAGGCTATGGCACCAGTATGAGAATGGACAGTCGGAGGCAAAGAAATGGGTGAAGAACTTCAGGTGGCACGCAAGGAGAAGTACAGATGGTCTGTGCTGCTGGCTAGAGCAGGCACTAGTACACTTGGATACACAGGAGTACGCAGAGAAGAGAGGAAGGAAGGCATTACCACTTTCTCCAGAGGTAAGAAAGGCTCGACTCCGCCTACTCCAGCGCAGAGCAAGAGTTATGCAGCAACTAAGAGTGGAGGCAGAGAAGGCTCCAGAGGTCAGGAACATAGAGAGAATAATTATTCTTGGAGGACAGTTAGCCGACATTCAGACGGAGATACAACCTCTAGGCGGAGCACCAAAGAGTTGGAGATAGATTGGGTAGATAGCATGTGCCAGGGTAGCACTGCGCCAGCAGGAGTACACCACTGGATTGAGGCCTTTAAGGTGGCAGATGGGGGCCTGTTCATCTGCCGCTACTGCCACCACGCCAGGTGGCTACCGAACTCACTCCACGTGGCTACGCAGTTCACAGCACTTGCCAAGAAGCTCGGAGTGGCTGCTGCCTATGAGCAGATACTGAGTGAGCATCCAACGGCTAGACGCACAGTGCTAGAGCTCCAGGACTGCCACATGCTAGATGCAGTACAGTTCGCTGTAGTGCTAGGCCGAGTCATGGCTACTAGAGCAGAGCCACAGTTAGATAGGACTGTCTGGTGGGAGAGTCCGCCTGACTGGTGGCTAAAGATTACAGAGCAGGCGGCGGAGGCCTGGGCAAACAGGTAGCAGCCCACCTCTCTTTTTAGCACTTCACTCGCTCTAGGCATGACTGTGGAGGTTCACTACGACAGTAGAGTTTTTTGCTGCGAGAGATTCCTGTACCATCAGTAAGTATTAATATGTGTCATATAACTTGCCTGACCGTACCTACCTCCTTTCTCCATTCAGGACCAGCCGCCTAGGCCAATCCAGCTAAGTGGCATCAGTAACTATTTTAGCTTATAAAGCATGAGAAGCATTCTATGCTGGTCAAGGTGGAGAAGCTGTAGCGACCAGGCCCGTAGCACGAATGTTCCGAACCAGTTTGAGTAATAAACTGGTACCTTAGGCCACTTGACAACTAACTGAGTAAGGCGTATGATGGTATCAGAACGAATCAGTGGAGGTGGTAACCAGCGGCAACGAGCTCGGACGGACTGCGGACCAGCGGTGGACTCGCTGGACAATCGCACTCAGCCGAACGGAGCTTAAGTAGCTCTTAGCAAGGCGCAAGCATCGGTAAGCTAGTGCGACATAGCATGGTGTTACTCCTAGAGCTTTAAGCGGAAGGGAGTAACATGAAACACACATCGACGAAACACCTGTGCACTAAGTGCCGCAAACCACTAAGCATCGAAGTGGTTGTGTGGGCCCTAGAGTACAATGATGGCCGGCTGGTCTGTCTGGCGTGCTACCAGATGGCTCGGTAACCTGGCCCCAGGGCTTCATGCTCTGGGAGTAACACCATGCAGCTTGACACCTTACCCTACTCTGTGCTACCATCTACATGCACGGCAGGGATAGGCAACCCCTGCACGGAGTAAATTAAATGGAGGTAGCATCGATGACCACAAAGGTAGAACCCAAAGCCACGGTGACAGTGGTGGCTCCAGTTGTTGCTCCAGTCGTGAGTGAAGCTTCACTCATGGCAAGCATGGAACAGGCGATGAAGGCCAAGGACTACAAGGCAGTGGCCCGAGTGTCACAGGAGCTTGTTAAGTACCAGCGCACTCAGGAACAGGCCATTGCGGACGCCAAGTCCAAGGCACTGGTGGCAATCACGACTGAAGTCAAGACCGTCCTGGACACCGCAGTCAAGCGCCTGATTGACGCCAAGAAGCTGGACTTGGCGGATGGAGTCTGGTACAGCGCCGACTTCGGGGACAAGTCCACAGCCTGCAGACTCATCAAGACAACCGCAAAGGCGCCAAGGACCGGCAGCGGTGGGAGTGGCAAGAAGTACGATATAGGCACTGAAGAGATGCTAAAGAAGCATGGGCACATGGAGTACAAGGGTGGCCAGTCCTTCCAGTCTGCATACGACTCAGACACGGACAAGAACAAAAGGTATGCCATTCGAGAGGCCTTGCTAAAGGTGGAAGGCCTCACCAGCTAGAACCAGTAGCACAGAGTAGGGCAGGCAAGGAAAAAGAGGGAGTACTATGAGTTGCCTATGGTACTCCCTCAGTTTTGTTCAGAAGAGTTCAGAAG